TCAATCCCAACGAGTCTACTATATCATCATTTTTACCATTTGGAAACGACAAACACTCTGCAATGAACCTATCCAGGTGCTCCCAGTGCTTTGGTAAATATACCTTCCCGGCCTCGACTCGACCACGTATCGCTTGGGCACGACTAGGCTTGTCAGACGAGCTTGTATAGCCTTTACGGTAACAATACGCAGAACTCTCTCGCTGCATCCGGTCAAGCAGCGGTCCAATCGATTTGCTTATTTGGCCGTTCTCTTCTGCCCACTGTAAGGGACGCCACTTTAATATTAAATCAATAAAGGCTTGTGCCCAAACCAAGGATGTCTTTTGACCCCGCCACATGTCGAGAATATATATATTATCGTCTGGATCAACTCCAACGACCAGGTGAACGGTGTAGTCTCCTCCATCATCAGTGACAGCGTAGTCACTGGCTCCATATATGCGCAGGTGGACCGGCCTATTATCGTAATATCTCCACCAATCACGCAGAAAAAAGTTTCCATCAAGAGGAGTCGGCGTTTGCATGTATAGAGCCGACCACTCATAAGGACCTAGAGACGATTTTATTTGATTAAGACGATCAAGATCGTATTGCTCAGGCCACAGAGCCTTACCATGGGAGTTAATTGCCGGGAGGGACAGAACAACAAATCCTTCGTGCTTCAGCTCCGACAGCGCCCACCCGCATAGATCATCCTCATGCCACCTGGTATTAATTATAATGATAGCCCCACCTGGCATTAATCGGGTATAGGCGGTTGACCTGAACCAGTCCTTGTTGCGCTGCCGGATAATCTCGCTATTCGCCTCCTCCCTGTTTTTGACAGGGTCATCGATCAATAGCAAATGAGCTCCCCTGCCGGTTATAGGACCACCTACCCCTACCGCAAAGTAGCTCCCTCCGGCCAGTGTGTTGAATCTCTTGCTGCTTTGAGAATCCCTCGCTATCTTGCAGCCCGGGAATACCCACTGGAAATCCGGGTCAATAAGTTGGTTTCTCACTTTACGGCCAAAGTCCTCTGCAAGCTCTGCCGCATAGCTCGCGGCTATCACATAATGGCCGGGGTTGCGCCCCAGATACCATGCCGGGAAAAATTCGCTAGCCAACATCGACTTGCCGTGCCGCGGAGGCATGAAGATCATCAACCGTTTAATCTCGCCGCGCTCAACTGCCTCAAGGTGCCGCGCAATCTCTCTTATATGCCACGGATATAAAAAATCAGGGTACTGTAAGGTCGCGTAGGAGATTAAGCGGCTATAGGACAGCGCACGCTCAGTCGTCCAGCCTGCCGGCAGTCCGTGCGATTGCATCGATTTGATCTTTTGATGGAGTTTTTTCTGTCACCTCAACACTTGCATCAAGGCGTTGTTTATCGGCATATTTGTCCGGTCTCATCCTGGCTATCCGCCACTTTAACGAGTCAACCTGTAGCTTATTACGTGCTACCCACTCATGATTAAGCCTAGGATTGCCTTCGCCATCCTCAAAAGTGTCATTGTCGTTTTTATCCGATATGTCCTGGATGCGATCGAAAAGCACTTCGGCCTGAATTTCGCGCGCACGCGCGTATTGCTCCGAAAATTCCGCGTAGATAGTATCTACGTACTCCTTCTGTGAGCCCTTGTTCAACCACAACATGGCTGTGCTCAATGAGGGATAATCCCGATCACTACATATTTTAGTTATTGTTTCGCCTTCCATAAGCCGTAGGCAGATACGCTCAATAATCGCGCGACTGCACGAGGAAGGTCTTCGTTTGTTTTTTTGCATTTCCCAAATCTCCCGTCTCTATCTTATTAAATTGAGCTTTAATTGCAATAGAGCGTCACGCCGCCAAGAGAGCGAACTGTAGTCGGGGGACGTACTATCGAGAGAGATTGCGGCGTGACCTTTAGATTATCGCACAGGAATCAAAGCGGTGCAAGGGCATATAGCAACCAGTCAAGCCATTAAATACCCATTAAATTAAATATTATTATATTTCAATAGCTTATAAAATAGTTTCGGAAAATGTGAAAATAGGTGTTGACTGTTCCTAATTATAGGAACATAATAAGGATATAGCGCATGGGGTTGTCCCGGCGCACCTTAACTAAAGAAGGATTATTTTATGTCAAACTGGAATCACTACTATAACCGTCCCTGCCGTTACTCTCTTTCAAAAAACGGTAAAACCAGAACCGTCCTAGGACATTACGGCATGACCGAGCATTATGAAAAAAAGGGATGGACGGTAGAACGCATATCTTCCGAATCAACGGGTAAAACTCTTTACACAAGACCTTTATGTCAGCAGAAATAAACAACCTCGAACAACTCGGACTATGCCTTTATGGAAGGGGCTGGCAAACAGCCCTTTCCCGTGATTATGATGTCCAGGACAGGACTGTCAGGCACTGGGTTTCTGGCCGAAATAATATACCAGAGCGGATACTCGATGATCTCATAAGCCGATGTGGCAGCAAATTTGCTCAAAACGCGCTTGAAATTATATTGAGCATGGGACACGGCAGACCGGAAGAAATAACAGTAGCCATCTATCCTAGCGATGACGATCTGTTTAGAATCACTGGGGAGAAGTGGTCGGCGAGTACGCACAGGCAGGTGATTGAGGCTATGAAAGATAGCCTTTCTGGGACAGTTAATATTAGGCTCGTTGAGCTACCGGCTGGGTTCTACTTCAAATGGCTTGGCGATCGGGACAATACACCTGCGATGCGAGCACAATGTGTTGGCGAGTCTAGGCCTGCTTAATCCTCAAAAACCCGCCCGGTTTGTTTTCGGTTTATTAACCAGCTAGGACGGACAATAAGCATTACGTTGATGATATTGTTTATTCCTGAAGTTGGCTTGGGCTTTTTTGTTGTTCAGTCACAACTGGACATTGTTCCTTCCTATATTCCCAATCACCGAATTTTATTATAAATTTTGGCACATACAAAGCGCCGATAATGAATGCCGCAAAAGCTAATATTATACATAGAAGGATAAGCCAGCCCTTTGTGAGAACCCCCTTCTTAGCTGATTTATATTCATCACGAGCAACAGCAAATTCTCTCTTAATATCTCTGATATCACTAACCGCTTGAGTCACCTCCCTGGTAAGCTCCGTTAGCTGCTCTGAATGCTTGGTAAAAAGCTCTATTACCCCTTGCTCTATGACAAGTGGAGCATATTGGTTACTGTTGTTTGTCATTATTGGTTTTCATTACGTCTGGATAATCTTCTCTTAGCTGTCTTCTAAGATTACTAATGGTGTTGATACCCTCAATTAATTGAGCTTTTAAACTCTCTCCAGGGCTCTTAATATCCACGATAGTTTTTTTAACTGCTGGGATATAACCAGACTGAAAAGCCTTACTATTTGAACTATGAACTTGTTGACGCATTGTTTTCAACCTCCTTCACAATTTTATCCAAGGCATCTCTTAAAGATTTTGCATGCTTTAAATCAATAGCTATCCGTTCTATAAGAGCAGATGGCCCACCACTACTTTCAGTGTACATCAATGACATCACAAGATTCTGATTTTCTAATAACTGCATAAGAATACCCGTGCAGAATTTAGGAACAAAATCTGTGTGCGTAGTGATAGCTTCTAATTTCCTTACATCGTCCTGTTTTTCGATCATCATTAACCCCAGTTCATTCAGATAATCAGGTAATCTAAGCATACACCATTATAGCCCAAATTCTACCCATTAATTGTTAAAGTTTTGTGACGATTTCTAGGCTGTAGCAACCGGGTTAATTTTCTCCTAATCATGCCACTACCACCCTCACCTCTGTCACCGTGGCATCGTGATACCTCCAAGATTCCAGGAATTTTTTACCGTAATCATCGTTCAGCGACTTGCATAACGCCTGGTTTCCTTGCGGCTGGTGCAGGTAGACTGTCCCGTTCTTTTTGCCGCCAAAATCAAGCCCGATTATGCTGCGGCGCATAACATCGGCACCCGTCCCTACGTCTGTGTTTGACCTGGCTACCTCTCTGAGCACTTTAGGCAAAATTCCGTCTGGGTCAATAGCTGGTTTCGGTTTATCGGGCAAAAGTTCATTGGCCGGCCTGGGTGGTGGTGCTCCCTTGTCCCGCCTCCGTTTGATGGGGTCATCAAAGTAACTCAGGGAGTTTATGGCCTGTTTGGGGTATTTCTTGAGCGTGGCTTTGATCGCTGGCACAACATCCTGGTCAATGTCGTATCCCGCAGTCACCCACTCCTGAACCCTGCCCAGGTCACAGCCAATTCGCTCAACTCCGATTGCTTCTGCGACCTTTCGTTCATCCTCCGATAAACT